TCTTTTTATTTCAAAATACAGATTGAATCCTTCAATCTCTTCCATTCCACTGGTTTATGGGAGATGCAAGCATCTAGATATTGTGGGAGTTTTCGTCGGAATTCCCGCCGACTATTTGCTAGTTTTCACTGACTATACCCGTTCTAGAAACGTCCAGAAGTTTCCATTTGCACCTTTAAATATCCTATGACTCAGCTCTGTAACTTTTTTATTCATTCAGAGCCTGTTAGTTGATATCAACTGTACCTGCAATTCAATTCAAAGCCAATCTCTCCAATGTCGAGCCCAAGGATTTCCGAGGACGAGGACTGCGCGCCGGCTGCCGCGACGCCACCGATGACCCCGCCGCCACCCAAGCACTTCGCGAGGACGCTCAGCAAGCTGGACCTGCGCGGCGAGGACTCTCGCTGGGCAGACGAGAGCGAAGAAGAGGGAGACGTTCCACCTAGCTTCGTGCTAGACTCCCAGTTTACCGACCGCCACTACGTGGACACCGACGAGGCTGCTGTCTACTACATCCCAAGCGACTCTGAGGAGGAGCCCAAGTGCATCACGCAGGGCCTCAAGAGGCCTGGACCTGTTCCTGCCGCAAGGATGCTCACGGACGAAGAGCTGCTGGACGAGGCCACGCTCCGCGCGCCCGACCCCAAGAAGCCTGTCCCCCCAGAAGAAGATGTGGAAGATCCCGGAGAAGAGGTTGGCAACAAACGCAACAAGTACGCTCGCTGGATGTGGCGCTGGTTTCCGAGAGATTCTGACTATCGCCCTCAAGAACTTCCGCAGGGGGTCCAGTACATGATCTTCCAAGAGGAGAGGTGCCCGACGACTGGGAGACTGCATCTGCAGGGCTACTTGCGCTGCGAGGAGCGCTTGCGTTTCGCGCAGATCCTGAAGATGCTCATCCCCTCGATGCCTGGTGTGGAGATCCAGTGGGCAAAGAAGCCGGAACTGGCGTGCATCCGCTACTGCTCGAAGAAGAAGTCCCAGCTCAAGCCCCCGGTGGAGTTCGGCGAGAAGAACGTCAAGGCTGGAGTACAAGGACACCGAAGCGACTTGGACGCAGTGGCTGGCGCCCTAGTTGCTGGCAAGAGCTACGAGGAGACCGTCAAGGAGTTCCCCACGGAGGCCCTCAAGTTCAGCAAGGGGATGAAGGAGCTCGCAAGCGTCTTCGCCCAGGAGAAGTGGCAGTACACGGACCGCGAGACCCTGACGGTGATCGTACTCTGGGGGGAGACCGACACGGGCAAGACTCACAGGATCCGCGCAAGAGAAGGCAAGAACCTCTACGTCGTGGAGGACGGCAGGGACCCGGGGGGAGGCTACAACTACCAGGAGGCGGTCCTCTTCGACGAGTTCGGCATGGGCGAAAGGTGGCAGATCAACAAGATGAAGCGCTACCTGGACCACTACCCGGTGCAGCTGGACTGCCGTTACGCGAACAAGTGGGCCGCCTGGAAGAGGGTCTACCTCGTTTCCAACGACCCCCCGAAGACGTGGTACATGCTAAGCCCTGTGACTGACAAGAAGGCGTTCTGGCGCAGGGTCACCGACATCTGGCAGATACTCAAGCGCGAAGATGACCCGACCTACGACGAGCACAAGGACGAAGTGCCTTGCAAAAACCCCCCAGACTTCTTGGGCAACAATTAACATTGTTTGCTTCTTTACGAATCATCATACCTGATCCTGGACACAAGTCCACCAGTTGCAAAGGTAGACAGAGAACCTGCCCCATTTACGGCAGACACAACTAGCAAGATAGACCCCGTTGTGATATCAGCGATGGCAGAGGTCGATGTCTTGAACTCGGTCTGAAGGCGACACGGGATATACCAGTCAATGACTGGCATAACAGACTTAGCGGGATCAACAGTAAGTATCTGATCCCTCAAAGGTGTGAAGCGACGGACATTTGCGATGTTCAGCGACACCATCTGTGTGCAAGCACCAGTGGTAGCATTCGCAAAAATGTCGGCTATAGCTGGATAAGCTCCATTGGGCTGCCTGTCATAAATGACAGCAACACGCAGGTACACCAAATCTGCTGCAGTGGCCGCAGAGAAGTAGGCACGCAGACGTATATTGCGCGTGAAGATCTTGTTGCCGACACGCTGGAAAACTCCAGCGCCCTGCGGCACCAGATTTAGGCACGTAATGCCTACAAACGCAGCTGTTGGATCACCACTAAGAGCGTTGGGAAGGATCCACGAAATGCCGGCTGCTGGTTGCACAGGAGCACAATCATAGCACTTAACCTCGCGTGCCGATCCCGATTGGTAGCGCGCTGAGCGCGCTGCAGCTAGAGGCATGAGAGCCCTAAGGGCTGCAGGGACCGACGGAGGAGTGGCCGGGACACGATAAACAGCGGCACGCATAGCCCTAGCATCACGAGAACGAGCAGCACCCGTAATGAGGCGGTCGGTAATAGACATACCATACCGGCGAAGACCAGTACGCCTACGAGTAGACATGTATTATCCACTTGTTTTTTAGGTGATCTACAAAATTGTTGTAGAAGGTTACCTTACGCTTTGAAGGCGTTTTAACTTATGAATCTAAAACGTGACGTCACGTTTTTATAAATCTTTTACACTCATGGAAGTTAAGGCGTTCGAAGGTCTTTGGAACTTTAACGACGTTACAACTACTCTACAAATGGGATGCATAAATCCCATTGCTGGTGGTTACCAGTACTACGAACGGATCGGTGCTAGGGTACATAACATTGAGCTTACAGTCAGAGGCTCAATTGTATCCAAAGCCGCACATACTGCGGTTAATACGCATAGGACATTCCTGTTGGTGGACACGCAAGCTAACGGTACTACACCCGTGGTGGGTGACATATTTCCGGCAACTACTGGTTACGGTCTTATTCACTGTCCTATTGTATGGACACAGAAAGAACGTTTCATCATTCTAGCTGACGAGGTTACCTCTAAGTGCGCTGCCTACGGAGGCGCTGCTGTTGGTAATCCGGAAACTACTACCATAGACTGGAAAGTGCCCCTGGATTTCGACACTTTCTACTCAAGTTCAGCAGGTGCCGTTGCTAGCATTCGCACAAATGCTATTTGGCTCGGTTGCATCAGTGTTAGCGCTGCTGGTGTTAATCCTTTCGACTGTGGATTCTATTATAGGATTACTTACACTGATGCTTAACAATGTTCTATTTCATTCCATTCCATTCGCTAACTGCGTCGCTCATTTCATTCCATTTCACCAAATCGCCAAAATTGGAGATGGCTCAACTTTTGGCTCTGGCTCAGAAGTGGCCTGTAATACTAAGGATGTTGGGCCACTTCTGAGGGCTCAAGGCAAAACCTTTGGCCTTAGTATTTAAAAGACCTTCACCCCTGTCGGGGGCCCCTGGTCTTTCAGCTAATTTAATAATTAGTGTTTTTATATTAGAACAAGGGATATTAGAGCTTAACTCTCTAACACACAACTCTTTTTAAAAAAACCCAAGTGCCTTTCAGCTAAGTCCCCTAATAAATTAGAGGACCACTCAATGTCCTATGTTTTTTCAAAGCCCCCAATAAATTGGCGGCAAGCGTTGTCAAGCGTTGTATCTATAAATACAGTTAATCTTTGTATCTGTTCCGCTTCACTCCACTTACCAACTCACTTTCAATTCCTATTCTCAATTCAATTCCTATTCTCCAATCACAAATCCAACTTATGGTAGATCCCACTATCTAGATACTTTACGAGTTTTCGTCGGAATTCCAAACGACTATCTCTCAGTTTTCACTGACTATACCCGTTCTAGAAACTTCTAGAAATTTCCAAATGCACCTTTAAATATCTAGCAAAAATCGATGTGTATTTTTTTATTCAAATCGAGTTCAATAACTTGATATCTGCTGTAACTACAATTCAATCAGAGAGCAATTCAAATCAAATCTGCCAATCTCATTCCAATGGATTCCGAGCCAAGGACACCTTCCATTTCGGAGGACGAGAAGGACGCCGCGCCTGCCGCCGCGACGCCTCCCGCGACGCCGCCACCGCCGCGCGCGATGTCTAGGACCTTCAGCGAGTACGACATCAAGAGCTGGGCTGACGAGTGCGAGAAGGACATCCCTCCAAGCGTGGTACTAGACTCCCAATACTCCGACCGCCACTACGTGGACACCGACGAGGCTGCTGTCTACTACATCTCGAGTGAAGAGGAGGAGGAGCCCAAGTCCGTGCCTCAAGACCGCAAGAGGCCTGAACCTGTCGCACCTCAGAGGATGCTCAGCGACGAGGAACTAGCTGACGAAGCTACTCTACGTGCCCCCGAGCCCAAGAAGCCAGCCCCCCAAGAAGAAGAGGAGAACCCCGGAGAAGACGTCGAGAACAAGCGCAACATGTACGCAAGGTGGATGTTTACTTGGTATCCAGAGGGTGCTGACTATCGTCCCCAAGGACTTCCGCAGGGTGTGGAGTACATGATCTTCCAGGAGGAGATCTGCCCAGAGACTGGGAGGCTGCACTTGCAGGGCTACTTGCGCTTCAAGGACCGTACGAGATTCCAAGCGGTCCGGAAGTTACTCGACCCCTCGATGACTGGGATCCACCTGCAATGGGCGAAGAAGCCGGAACTGGCGTGCATCCGGTACTGCTCAAAGAAGAAGTCCCAGAAGAAGCCCCCGATCGAGTTCGGGGAGAGGAACACCAAAGCAGGAGTACAAGGACACAGAAGCGACTTGGACGCAGTGGCTGGCGCCCTCAAGGGTGGCAAGAGCTACGAGGAGACCGTGATGGAGTTCCCATGCGAGGCCCTCAAGTTCAGCAAGGGGATGAAGGAGGTCGCAAGCGTGTTCGCTCAGGAGAAGTGGCAGTACACGGAGCGAGAGACCCTGACGGTGATCGTGCTGTGGGGGGAGAGCGACACAGGCAAGACGTGGAGAGTCCGCGCAAGAGAGGGCAAGAACCTGTACTCAGCGGAGGAAGGAAGAGACCCGTGGGGAGGCTACAACTACCAGGAGGCGGTCCTGTTCGACGAGTTCGCCATGGGACAAGGGTGGCCGATCAACAAGATGAAGCGCCTGCTGGACCGCTACCCGGTGCAACTGGACTGCAGGTACGCAAACAAGTGGGCAGCGTGGAAGCGCGTGTACATCACTTCCAACGACCCCCCGAGTTCGTGGTACATGGTGACCCCAGCGACTGACAAGAGAGCATTCTGGCGCAGGGTCACTCACATCTGGCAAATCCTCAAGCGCCAAGATGCCCCAGACTACGACGAGAACAAGCATGAAGTGCCTTGCAAAAACCCCCCCGACTTCTTGGGCAACAATTAACATTGTTTTGCTTTTACGAGTCATCATAACGAATACGTACTGAGACCCCACCTGCTGGGAACGAAGAGACCGAGACAGGATTGTAAGAAGAGATGATGAGGAGTAGAGATCCAGTAGTAATGTCTCCGATGGTGTTAGTTGAACCCTTGTACTCCGTCTGCATGCGGCACGTAATATACCAGTCAATAGAATTGACCAGAGCCCTGGCTGGATCTACAGTGATCATCTGATCCCTCAGCGGAGTGAACCTACGAACATTAGCAATGTTCAGAGGTGCGGTATGAGTAGTGGTGCCTGTGACATCTTCTGCAAAGATGTCTCCAATTGTAGGGTAGGCCCCATTGGGCTGCCTATCGTAAACGATCGCAACCCTCATGAAATTCATTGCTGTACCCAGAGCTGGGAATAGCATCAAACGAAGCCTTATAGACTTCATAAGGATCTTCGACCCAACACGATTGTAGACTGTAGCTCCCTGCTGGATCTCGTTGATGCAAGTCATTCCGGTGAATACGGCTCCTGGCTCCGCAGCTGCAACTGCTCCGAGAACCCAATTGATGCCAGCACCTCCCGGTGCAGCAGGAGTACAATCGAAACACTTTACCTCGCGTGCAGAACCTCCCTGGAACCTTCCAGAGGTACGCTGCATAGGAGGGTACGACCTTATGGCTGGTGGGGTCGCTGGGACCCTAACCATTGCCAGAGACTTGTAACGTGCCGCGCGAGCGCGCACAATACCCGACGTATAGCGGTCGGAGATAGACATGCCATAACGGCGTTTAAGAACGGCCTGACGAGGATTGAGCATGTATTAGCCACTTATTCCTTAATGCGTCTACAAAGTTATTGTAGAATTTGACTCGACGCTTTGAAGGCGTTTTAACTTATGAATCTAAAACGTGACGTCACGTTTTTATAAATCTTTTA